CAAGTTAGATCAAGGCATCGTTAACATGATGAATGCATTTAGAACAAAACAATCTTATTAAACTTATAGCCCCCTACAATTATTATTTAACTTAGTGGTGTGAGTTATGTTTCAAAGGGGGCTTATTTTATTTTATGAAAACATTTTCACTTATAGTAGCAATAGTATTTTCAACAATTTCTTTATATTTTGTTTTTAAAGGCAAAACATTAGAGGCTATTTTATTCATGACTTACGCTATCTATAACAAACAAGACACAAAAGATTAATTATGAAATACATTAAATTCTTTTTGATAAGTGCACCATTAGGTATAGCTTTACTTGTAACAGCAAACATTTACTTTGAATTAAAACGATTATATAATGGGTTTAGAATTAGAGCCTAATGGATTTGAAAACAATATACCTATACGAATTATATTTACAGATGATAAGTCAGAAATATTGTTTCAATCTATAGCGGCAGCGAGTAGAAAGACAGGGATTAACCCTAAGACTATAAGGGATAGCTTAAATCCTATAGCTAAGAAGAAGTTTAGCTATGAAAATAGGACTATAGTCTTCAGAATTAAGAAATAATTACCTTTGTAGTGGATGTCGCATATCCATTTAGAACTTATTGCCCTTGAGATGAACTACCAATGCGACTGGTAGGGATTCGATGGGGCTTTTTTATTTTATGGCACAATTTTATACAACCATTATTCATCCTGTTAGGAAGTCCTTACACCTATCATGCAATGAATATTGTGTACTTGACACGATTTTAAGGATGCAAAACAATGACTCACATTGGTGTTACATGAGTCGAGAAACGATGGCTGACGATTTAGATTTATCTAAGCAATCTATTTTAAACATCTTAAAGGGTTTAATTTCTAGGGGATTAGTAATTAAGCACGAAAAAACCTCACATCTAAGATGCTCAGGTGATTTTAAAAAAATGTTAGATGATTACAAAGAGTTTGGATACAACAATGACCACTTTACCATTGGTAAAGAATCTTTACCTGACCAGTCAAAAAAGTTTACCTCAAGTGGTAAAGAAAGTTTACCCAACAATACAATTAACAATAAAAGAACATTTATTATACCAACAGCATCTGAGGTTAGTAGTTATGGTAAAGAAATAGGATTCCAAATTGATGGTGAATATTTCTGTGACCATTACGAAGCTAGAGGATGGAAGTTAACATCTGGTATGATGAAAGATTGGAAGGCTACAGTAAGAACTTGGAAAAGGAATCAAGGTAAATTTAATAATACTAATCAGCAAATAAGTCAAAATACCAAAATATCACTCAAATGATAGAAGCTACTAACCTACCTAAAAACCTCGAACTAGAAAAGAATATACTTGGCTCATTATTAATAGATAAGAACGCCTTACCATTGGTAATAGGATTGCTTAACGAAGATGTTTTCTATGACCTTAAACACAAGAAGATATTTTCTACTATAAAATCAATGTTTGACAAGCATATTTCTATAGACATCACCACTATAGCCCAAAAACTACAAGGTGACAAAGCTATGGATGAAGTAGGTGGTGCTTACTATCTATCTAAGCTAACTGACAACATCGTACACACTAACCATCTTAACACTCATATTGAGATGGTAGTTGAGCTGTATAAGAAACGTCAAGCCTACCTAACCCTGATACAAAAATCTAGTGAGTTCCTACACCCTGATACTGAATCACTTGAGTCAATAAGTTCACTAATTAGTAAACTTTTGGGTTTACAAGAGTTTGGTAATATCTACGAACAGACTATAGATCAGATAGTTATGTCAGTAATAACCAAAAGAGACATGGCTAATAAAGGTGAGTTATTAGGGTTTGATACAGGATTTACCGATCTAAATACTACCATTGGTGGATGGTGTGCTCCTGACATGGTTGTGGTAGCTGCTAGACCAGGTGCAGGTAAGACTGCCTTCATGCTTTCTTCGGTTTATCACTTAGCTATCTTAAAAAACGTTTCTACGGCTATTTTTAGCCTCGAAATGAGCTCCGAACAGCTAGTTGAAAGGTTAGAGTCAATAAGCTCACAAGTGCCCTTAAAACGTCTTAGAATGAATATTTTGAATGACTACGAAAAAGATGTAGTTATGAAGGCTGATGACAAGATTATCCAAGCACCTATCTACATAGACGATACTGGTGGGTTAAATATCAGTCAATTAAGGGCTAAAGCTACAATTTTGAAGCAGAAATATGGCATTAAGGTCATTTTTATAGACTATCTACAGCTAATGTCAGGTCAAGGGAAGTCGAATCAAAATAGAGAACAAGAGGTCAGTACAATAAGTAGAAATATAAAAGCGTTAGCTAAAGAACTAGAAGTACCAATTATAGCTTTGTCTCAGTTAAGTAGAAGGGTTGAGGAAAGGGCTGATAAGATACCACAGCTTTCTGACCTTAGAGAATCAGGATCAATCGAACAAGATGCTGACATTGTAGTTATGCTTATGAGACCTGAATACTATGAGATGCAAGAGTCAGTAGAGATTAAGGGCAAAGAATACCATCCTAATGGGCTTGTTATTTGTAAAGTAGAAAAGAATAGACATGGCAATGTTTGTAACTTGCCTCTTAAATTTATTGGTGAAACAATTACAATTAAAAATCATGATACATACTAAAGAAATCCCAAATTACGAAAATTACATTATCACAGATAATGGTCAAGTTTTTAACACTAAAAGAAACAAACTTATTAAAGTGCAAGTTGATAAAGATGGTTACTTATATGTTCAATTATGGAAAAATTCTAAACCTAAAAAGTTTAAAATGCACAGATTAATTGCTATGGCATTCATACCTAATCCAGATAATAAACCACAAGTAAATCATATTAATGGTATCAAATATGATAATAGTATCGAAAATTTAGAATGGGTAACACAAAGCGAAAACTCTATTCATGCATACAAAATAGGAATTAAATCAGTTTCAGAAAAGCAAAAGCAAGTATCTTCTGATATATTTTCTAAACTTGTTCTAAACACAGAAAATGGTATATTTTATAAAAATATAGAGGAAGCAGCAAAAGCTTATGGTAAATATTCTCAGCAAAATATTGGATTAAAAATATCAGGTAAACTAAAAAATAACACTCCATTTGTCTTAGCATAACATTCCTTTAAGATTTATAGGAGAAACCATAACAATTCAAAACCACGACCAATAACTATGAAACAATTTGTAGATAGAGAAGTTCTTTTACAAGTTAAAAGAATTTACAGTCAAGATGAAGTAATTTCTGATTTGCATAGGCAACTTAGAGAAGCAAATTTTAAAATTGGTGTATTAGAAAGTGAAGTTGCTGAACTTGAAGATGAAAATAAAGTTCTTCGTAAAAATGGAGAAAGAAATAGACAAGATGAATATATAAAAAACTTAAAAATAGTAATAGAGCAAACATTAAAATCCAAGCAGAAATATAAAAGACTAAGTGAAGAATTAATGTATAAAAATGCAGATTTGAATTTTAAGCTAAATAACCATAACCAATAACTATGAAAACAGCAATGCAAGAGTTAGTTGATCATATTCAAATTAATGCTACAAAGTTTAGTTTGATGAATACTTATAACATTTTAAAGGAAATTGAACCTTATCTTGAAAAAGAAAAAAAGCAGATAATAGATGCTTACTATGGAGGTGTAAAACTATTGTCAGGCGATATAGAATCGGCAGCAAAACATTATTATTACCAAACTTATAACCAAAACAAATAACATGGAAGAGCAATACATCTTAATGAGAGATGCCGTCATTAAAATAAAGATGACTAGACAAGCTAACGACAAAGACTTAATGGATACTATAGAAAAAGTAAGTAACATAATACACAAATACGATGGAGAAACCGAATCCAGGAAACTACCGAAACAAAAGAAAGTTCGAAATAGACCTAGCAAAATATGAGGATGGTACATATAACGCATTAAGGCTATTTGCTAAGAATACTAAGATAATGGTCATCACAGACTTAAAAGCCTTACAAAGAGGTTATATATGGTTGGAGTATGAAAGGGATGGTAAGCCATCAGGTATAGCAGATATGAGAGTAGAGTTCTTTGCAATTAACTTAGATATTAGGCATAGAATATACTTTATGAGAGCAGATTTACTACGTCAAAAAGCTCGTAGATACTTTAAGATTAGTAAGCTAAAATACAAGGATAAAGTACGATTTGTGAAGATGCATATGACTGAGTTCATCCGTTACGATTAAATATATTAATAATATATTGTAATTTTGGTTCATGGCATACATGACAGCAAGTGGTTTAACCAAGATGATGCTAGAATATTTAAAGAGCAGAGGTAATGATGTTTGGAGGAATAATAATCTAGCAGTTAAGGGTAGATCATTCATAGGAAGGAAAGGAGTACCTGATGTGATTGGTTACTCTAAAAAGTATGGTCAGTTTATAGCTTGTGAAGTAAAAGCTATAGGTGATAGAATAAGCCCTGACCAAATGTTATTCCTTACTAACTTAGCAATAGCAGGAGGTATTGCAATGATATGTCAGCAGGTTAGAGACGAATCAATAATTGTAAAAATATTTAATAACGATGGCGAAAGCAAAGACTACGAGTTCTCAGAAGGTGAACTTCGGCAAAAGGAAAATGGGTAAGGCAAAGAAATCTTATAACAAACACTCCCCTAAGCCAAAGGATTATAGAGGTCAGGGTAGATAAAACAAATAAAATGGAAAATATAGAATTAGAAAACAAAGAACTAAAAGCACCTAAAGTAACTAAAAAGCAAAAAGAATTTGTTTCAGAAGAAACTATTGTTACTTTTGAGGAGATATTAAAAGACTATGCTATTGAATTAAAGTATAGACCTTTTATAAAGAAATTAGTTAACGAATACAGAAAGAATGGATAATTTAGATTCAGTA